AGAGTATGAAAAAGTTTCTTTAGAAAATGAAAATTTATCTAAACAAGCTACAAAATGGAAAACATACGAAGAAAATAGAAAAACTTCTTTATTAGAAAAGTTACCTGAAGATAAGCGTGAAACTTTTAAAAACAAAGACTTAGATACATTAGAGTTAGTAGTATCTACTATTACAAAACAATCTGCTCCCGAACCTAAAGTTAGAGGCACAGTCAAAAGTCCATCTAAGGATGTTTCTGGTTGGGAAAGTATGAGTAAAGCAGACAAAAAAAGTAATTGGACAGATATTTTAGCTCAATATACTAAAAAATAAAAATCCTACTTGAAGGTCGCATTAGACAGTTGATAGAGGGTTAGAATTGGAGAAAAAATGGCGACAAGTACAGGTTTAGCAAATCCTGCCGCATCTCAAGCATCAGATACTGAATTGGCAGTATTTATACCTGAGATATGGTCAGCAGCAGTTAGAGCATCATTTAAGAAAAACTTAGTGATGACAAATATAGGAACAGATTACAGTTCTTTAGTTTCAGCAGGTGGTGATACAGTTAATATACCATCAGTTGCAGATGTTGCAGACGCAGCTACTAAAGCACCTCACGTTCCTGTTAACTACACTAATGCAACAGAAGATAGTATTGCATTAGCATTAACTTCACACAAATATGCTTCAGCAATGGTTGAAGATATGGGTGTGGTTCAATCAAGTTCAGACTTACTTTCAATGTATGCAGATTCTATTGGCTATAAATTAGCTTTAGGATTTGAAACTGAAGTAGAGGCTGCTCTTGCATTAACAACAGAATGTATTAATATTGCAGGTAATACAACAGCAAAAACTATTGATGCTCACACATTAGCACATATGAGTATGGTTGCTTTAGAAAATAATGCACCTTTAAATGAGTGTACACTTATACTAAATCCAACTTTATATGCTTCATTATTTAGAATAGATGATTTCATTCACGTATCTAAAACAGGAGCAGTTGACGTTCCTAATGGAACTGTTGGTTCAGTTATGGGTATGAATGTAGTTCTTTCTAATCATATTACATCTACAAATCATAATGATGCTGTAGATTCTGATGATGGTGCATTAAATAATGCTAACGTATTAGGTGGATTTTTACTTCACAACTCTGCATTAGCATATGGTTTTAGTAAAGCTCCTTCAGTTAGTTCAGAATATGACATTGATTATATTGCACACAAATTAGTGGGCGATTACATCGGTGGTGCTAAATTAGTTCAAGATGCTTCTCAAACTAAATGTTGGGGAATCGTTGAAGAAGGAACAACTGCTTGGTAAGAAATTAGCTAAGTTAATAATATATGGGGAGGCTTTATGCCTCCCTATATTAAACAGGAGATTATATGAAAGATATTAAAGTTATATTTAGAGGTAATAAAGTTCCATCAGGAATGACATTAAACGTAGAGCAATATGTAGGTGCAAAAAAATTAGAAAATTTAGAAAAAGATGGTAGTTTTGAAATAGAAGTTATAGATAAACCTAAAGCTAAACCTAAAAAGAAAAAATCAACTAAAAAGGAGTCTGTAGATGAGTAAAATTGTTAGAAATGCAAAAAGAGTTGTAAAGATTCAACCTACTATGACAGCAGACGATAATGCCGATAATGATGTTGCTTTTGATTGGACAGCATTAACAGCAGGAACAGAAAATGGTTTAGCAACTACGTTACAAAGTGTTGCTATATTAGATGCAGATGATTCAGCAGCACCATTAGAGTTAGTTTTTTGTATAGGTTCTGATGAAGATGGAACTGCACCTACATCAGCACAAGGTTTGGTAGGTGGAGCAGGAGCAGGAAGTGCAGCCGTAGATATTACAGCAGCAGAAGCACAAGCTGTCCAAATATGTGGTAATGTTCAAATGACTTTATCAGAAGGTGATTTAATATTAGCTCAAGCTATAACTAAGTCTAATATAGGACTTGTTTTGCAACCTGCTTTAAATTCTAAAACAATATATGTTGGTGGAATATGGAGAGGTGACCCTGCTGCAACAGGTGCTACAGGTACAATGGATATATATTTTGGCTTTGAGGATTAATGTCTGAAGTAGAAAAAAAAATTGATAGAAATGGTAAAGGTAGTTTATACAGGATTCCTATCGGTGATTCAAAGTATAACGAAAACTATAATAAAATTTTTGGGAAAAAAAATGAACAAAGATTTAATAGAGAGTATTAAGCAACACGAAGGTTATGTAGGCGTAGTCTATAAAGATTCTTTAGGTATAGACACTATAGGCTACGGATTTGCAATAAAAGATTTAGAGTTAGATGAAGATATCTGTGAAATCATCCTTGAACGTAAACTTAAACAATTAGAGGATATGATTAATTTAAAGTTTAGTTGGTATAAGTATATGCCACAAGAAATTAAAGATGTTGTTATGGAAATGTGTTATCAATTAGGTGTTACTGGCGTTTCTAAATTTAAGAAAACAATAGCATACTTACAGAACAAACAATGGGAAAAAGCGTCTGTAGAAATGCTTGACAGCCTTTGGGCAAGACAAACACCTAATAGAGCAAAAGAATTAAGTAATAGGGTAAAAGAGGTGGATTGTGGACGTTGACAGTTTAAAAATTGGTACGCTTGGTTTAAGCGGATATTTTGTAAAGTGTATTGATTTATTTGGTCCAGTTATTGAATTGGGATATATGATAGTGCTTATTGCTTATTTTTTATATCGTATTAAACAAATAAAAAGTGAGATAAAATAGATGGATAAAGGCGTAGTTAAGAGAGTAATAGTAACGCCTGACAAACATTTTCCTCTGCACGACCAACCAGCCATTAACTGCCTAAAAAAAACTATAGAGATAGTTAAACCTGATGCGTATGTAGATTTAGGTGATGTCGGGGAATGGCACTCATTTAGTGCTTGGAGATTTAAAAGAAAGAAAGCTCCACCACTTGAATACCTTATAGAAGATTTTGAAAAAGACGTAAAAGATGTTAATGATGGTATGGACCAAGTTGATGAATCGCTTGATAAGGCGAATTGTCACGAAAGATACATTACAGAAGGTAACCACGATAATTGGTTAAACTTTGCTGTAGAAAAGTATCCTTATATACCACAGTATAAATTTGCTAATGCAGTTAATCTAAAGGATAGAGGATATAAATATATTCCCTTTGGAAAACACTTAAAATTAGGTAAATTATACCTATATCACGGACATTTATATGGGGGTCAATACCATACTTCCAACCATTTGCGTAAACTTGGTTGTAATATTATGTATGGACATTGGCACGACCTCCAACAGATGTCTGTTACCCATAAAGATGGTCCTAAGTCTGCTTGGAGTATCGGATGTCTGAAAGATATGAAAGAAGAAGCAAATTCTTGGCTTGGTGGAAGACCAATTAACTGGGCACACGGATTTGCAATAGTAGATTTTTTTAAAGGTGGACTTTTTACAGTTCACATTATACAGATAATAAACGGCAGAACTTCGTTATGGGGTGAGTTGATAGACGGAAATGGAAAATGTTGATACAGAAAATGATAATACAAGCTGTTGTTAAACTTGTAAGAAAACAATTTAAATTAGACAAAGTCCTAAAGTACGTAGAACAACCCAACGAATTAGACGAAGAAGTCAAACAACTTAAAAATAGAGTTGATATTTTAGAATTATTTTTAAAAAAGGAGAAATAATATGTTAGATTTTTTATCAAACAACGCAGGATTATTAGCAGGTGGAACAGGTGCAGGAATTGTCTTATGGGTACTTAAAAAAATACCAAACGAAGAAATTTGTGCTTGGGTAGAAGGAATAACATTTACAGCAGGTAAATGTATGACATTAGGATTGTCACAATGGAAGTTTACTAAAAACTTTTGGAACAAAACAGTAGAACCTTGGTTTATTGATTTATTTGATAATTTTATAGGTGGAGCAGTAAGAGGCTTTATAAGAGGTTTAAGGTCTGATAAATAATGCCATACGCAAAAACAAAAGATAATCGTTTAGTTAATGAAGTCACTTTAGGTGATGGTTATCCTTTGTCTAATGATTTACAACCTTTAAAAGTTGGTGGTGAGGCATCTCCAATAGAGATGTCCACCTCCTTACCTGACGATAGTGATAATGCTAAAGTTAAGGTTAGAGGTGACTTAGAAGTTACAGGTGGACTTAATTTTAAAAATGATGTAGAAGTAGACTTGTCATTTGATGATTTATCTTTGTCAGGAAATTTAACTATTAGTGGAACTGTTGATGGTAGAGATGTAGCGACAGATGGAACAAAATTAGATGGTATAGAAGCAAGTGCTACTGCTGACCAAACTCAAGCAGACATAAATGGTTTAGCTATAACTACAACAGGTGCATTAGATAGTGGTAGTATAACAAGTGGATTTGGTAATATAGATACAGGAAGTAGTACAATAACTACAACAGGTGCAATAACAGGTGGTAGTTTTGTTGGTCAGTCTGTATGGGTAGAATATCCTTTTATAGTAACAAATGGAGTAGCAGGTAGACCATATTATAGAGATGTAGATGATTTATATGGAGATTTTAGAAAGTGGGATGATTATGATACAAGTCCTACAACTATTAGTAGAGGAGATGTTGCAGGTCATTATGTAGTGCCTGAAAATTGCACATTAAAACATATGAGAGCAGTAGTATCAAATGCTTCATCAGGTGGAGATATTATTATAGCAATATATCACGGAACACCTACTTTAAATAGCTCGGCAGGAACATCTTTAGCATTAGCAGGTAGCGAAAATACAGTATCAGTAAGTACTGTAACTTATAACTATGCTGCAAATGTAGATTTTGACGTGAATTTAGATGCAGGTGATATAATTGTGCCAATGGTAGAACATAATGAAGGTTCAAATCAAACATTTAGAGGAAATTTAACATTAAAATTAGTAACAAGATAGGAATATTATGGGAAGTTTAGCAGGTAAAAGTCCAGCAAATACATATAAAAGTTTATTAAAAGTAGCAGATGAAACAAATGGTGTTTCAAGTACAGCCTCCCAAATAGAAGATGGAGAAGGTACATCTACTTGTATATCTGTTGGCGATGATAATTTTAAAGTAAAACCACAAAGCGATAATACAACTACTACATTTGAAGTAGAAAATGCAAGTGGTAGCAACCTATTAACAGTAGATTCATCTAATAGTGTAGTTAAAGTAGGAACATCACAAGTAAGTGCTACTACACAGCTATTAGAGTTTAGTGCTATGAATTACAGACCATCATCAGCAGGTGCTCATATGGTTATAGGTAGAGGTTCACAAGAATATGTAAGCAGTTCACAAGAACAGAATTTAGGTACAGGTACAGACCCTGATACAACAAAAGATTGGACTACAAATACACAATATCAAACAACTTTTTTATTTCCTGTACCTTATAACATAACAATAGATGCTTGTAAAGCATTATTATCAGGTGATTCAGATACTGATATTGTATTAAATGTACATTTAATGAGTTATGATATGGTTAGTGATGGAACAACTAATGATGGCAATTTAAGTAATGGAACAGTATTGGCAGATGGACAAGCAACAAATGTAGACAGAAATGTATGTAAAACAATAGACTGTACAATACAAAGTTCAAGTGTTTCAAGTGGAAAAGTAATTCTTTGTACAGTAGAAAATGAAACAAACACAGACGATATTCACGCACAGGTACAAGTTAAGTATCATATAGCATAGGAGAAGAAATGGCAAGATTAGAAGCAAATTTAACAGTAACGGCAGGGCAAGATAAAGATTATGTATGCTCTATGGGCGATAACTATACAGAAGTATACCAAGAAATAGCAAAGGTAACTAATGCTGATACATTTATAACATTAGCTAGTTTATCCAAAACTACACCAAGTTTATTAAAAGGTTCAAAACTTATTGTATTAAAAAACAATAGTCCTGTAGGTGTAGAATTACAATTTCATATTAATGAATTTCAAAACAGCACTAATGTAGACCAGTACACAGAAGATTTAAGGATTACACAACTTTTAGGTGCTAATGAATATTTGGTATTGCCAAACCAATTTATGTTAGGATATGCTAGTGACACTTCAGGGGGAAATGCTAAGACTATAGATAATGCTACAGGTTACTCAGTTAATAGTGGTAAGTTATATGTTGATAGTGTTGCCAACTTAGCTGAGGCTGTAGATGGTACAGAAACTGAAATAGATGTTAATGATGGTGATTATTTTAGAGTTGGCGATTTAATACAGCTTGGAACAACTACAGGTACTACTGCTACTAATATTGAAATTATGAGAGTTACTGGTATTTCTACTAATACATTAACAGTAGAAAGAGGATTGTTTGGTTCTATTACAGGAAATTCATCAGCTCAAACAACTGGACACGCTTCAGCAGCTGCTGTACATTTCCCTTGGTTTAACACGCAAGAAAAATACGACAAATATCACGATGATGCTGATGCACTTGGTACAGTACAAACTAACTCTAGTGGTAGATACACAGCACAAAACTTATTTGGGTATGGCAGAAGTGCTACTTATCCTACAGGTATTGTTAAAGGTTCTTTTGCTATGAAGTTTTACAATTCTGGTTACCAAGAGTTTGGAATGTCAGGAGTTACGGCAAATACAGAATCAGGTCTTGCTGCTTCAACAGCTTATGCTCTTAACATAACAGTTGATGGTGGAAGCACATTTGCAAGTCTTTCATTTACAACAGATGCTACAAATACTAATTTTGGTGGAAATAATGGTGTTTTAAGCAAGATTCAGTCTGCACTTGACACTCAGTTCTACACATCAGGAAATCTTTTTGAAAAAGGCGTTTCTGTAGGTATAGTAAATGGCGATATAAGATTTACATCAAACAATAGAACTAGAAATTCTGCAATATTACTAGCTGCACCATCAAGTGGAACAACACCATTTGGTGTAGGTAGATTACCTGCTATTGCAAATGTAGAAGGTGCTGTAGCTGCTAAACTACCTGATGATACAATATTTGATAAACTAAGTTATGTTGAAAATAAAAATCAAGGTGTTTTTGCTTATGATGATGGTAAAGGTAATATTACAGGTACTGCTACAGGCACTATAAACTATGAAACAGGTGCTATAGACTTTACAGGTCCTGCTGAAGCTGAGTTTGCAGTTAGCTTTAATTATGATTCAGCTCATAGTGGTGGATTAAGTGCTTCAAGTAACGAAGAAAATGGTATTGTTACAATATCGGCAAGAAGTGTAAATAGTAAAATAGATGCAGAAGTAGAAATATTAGGATTTATTTAAGGAGAAAATATGCCAAAAGGAAAAGGAACATACGGAAAAAAAAGAGGTAGACCCTCTAAAAAAAATAAAATGAAAAGAAAAAAGTGAAATGGCTAAGTTTAAAGGTAAATCAGTTAGATTAAACAAGCCTTCTCGTATTAGAAAAGGACAAGCAGGTTATGGAAGAAAAAAGTTCCAAGTATATGTTAAAGATAACTCAAGAACTAAAAGGGTTACATTTGGCGACCCTAATATGAGAATTAAAAAATCAAGTCCTGCTAGACGTAAGTCTTTTAGAGCAAGACATAAATGTGCAACTGCAAAAGATAAAACAACAGCAAGATATTGGTCTTGTAAGAAATGGTAGGAGAATAGATGGCAACAGCAGCAATATATTGTACACATAAAGAATTAAAGAGGGTATTTCCTCAACTTGATAGTTTTGATAATAAAAAATCTATTTATGGCTGGACAGAAGTTACAAGTAATAAGTATGCTGCACACAATAGTGGTATAGTAACTCAATTATTTGCAGATGGAGAAGATTTAGGACCTGCACAGTCAGCACATACTGATTTAAATGTTGAAGGCGAATGGTTTTACAATTCTGCCGAAGATGTGCTTTACTATTATTCTGCTACTAATCCTGCCGATAAATTAATGGAAGCAGGAGAAGAGTTTACTACTATGGTTACTCAATACAGAACTGATGCTAGTAGATACCTTGATAGTATGCTAGACCCTAATATGCCAAGAGAAGCATTTAAAGATAAAAGTGGTAACTTTGATTATTTAATAATAAGAACAACTTCTTTAATAGCTGCTAATTTTATGATTAAAAGCCACGACCCTAATAGTGAACTAGCTAATGCTTTAATGGCAGAAGCTATGATGAATATTGAAAATATCAATGAAGGTAAGGCTGCATTAAGTTTTCAAGTTACAAGAGATTCATCTCAAGGTGTTATTAGAGATGTGTCTTATACTGATGGTTCAATTAGACCTGTAGACACAAGAGGGGAGTGGACTGGTAGCTATGATTTAATTAAAGTAATTATTACTACAGGTGGAAGAATAGGAACAGCAAAATATAGTGTTTACGTTAAAGATGGAGATAAACTTAAAAGCACACAGGTTGTTACTGATGAAATAATAAATGGTGATTACCAGTCTTTAGCAAGTGGTTTACAAATAAGATTTGCTGGTGAAAATATGAATCCTGATTCAGGTTCTACGGCAAATGCTTCAGGAACGCCTGATGAATGGGAAATAGAAGTATTTGGTAAATATGAAGATGTTGACGCTTCTAGTGGTAAAGCAGTTAAAATGACAAGAATTAGAAAATATGGAAGACTATATTAATGGCTATAACACCTGAAAATACATTTAAAAATATTTTAGATAAATTAGAAAATAAAATAGAAGCAGAATTTAAAGGAGCTTTACCCACTTGTGTTGGTTATGAAAAAATGCACGGCTCACAATATTTAAGAATTTTGCCTGAATCTTCTTCATTAATTAGTTACACAACTAACTCTGAAGAAAGGCAATATAACATAAGATTAATATATTATTTTGACGAAAAAATGGTTAATACTAAAACAATGGACCATATACTAAGATACACCTCAAGAATTGAGGCGTTAGTTCACGATAATATAATAATGACTTTATCTGACAATACTAAAGCATTGAATTGTAGAATACAATCTACTCAACTAAATACGGAAACGGAAAATAGTATTTATACTGTAGAAATGGAATGGCAATGCAATCACGTAGGAAATGTTGGATAATTAACAAATAACTATTAAATTAATGGCATAAATCTTATGTCGGAAGGATAGAGATATGACTGATTTTAACGCAATAAACAGCACAACCATATCGGGTAGACAGTTTAAGGTTTTTGCTGCAGAAGATGCATCTGTGGGAAACCCTAATACTGATGATGCTGATTTTAAACAAATAGATGTAGAAGGTATTACACTACCTACTTTTAGTCCTAACCAAGAATTTGAAATGAGGTCAGGTACTGGTAGGGTAGCTGAATTTTCACAAATGTTTTCAAGTTCAAAAGGTGTAGTAACAGAGTTTACACTTACAGGAAGGTTAGACCAAATTAACTGTGCTATGTTTGCAGAAAATGTAACAGGTAACGAAGCAGGAGAAGCAGATACTTCTCTAGGTGTTGTAGATATAAACACAGGTTATAGTGGTGGAACAAATATGAAAGATGGTGATGTTATTAATTCAGGAGATTATCATCAAACTTTAACTTTTTATTTTCAAGCTCCAACAGCATCAGACTCTTATACATTATTTGGGTGTATTTGTACCAATTTTCAAATAACAGGTGATATGGGAACTGCAAGTGGTAGATTTGATTATTCTGCTACATTTAGAACACAATACAAACCTTCAAAAGCTGAAGTTGCAATGGTGTCTGGACAATTTACTGCAATACCTAGTACTCAAATGTTTTTATCAGATATGAGTACAAAATACTTAAATATGTTAGATGTTGGTGGTAGTAGTTTTTATAGAAACTTTCCAGTATTTAACAGTATAAGTTTAACTTTTGATGCTCCAGCAGTTTTTATGGGAGCTTCAGGTAGTGATGCTGAGCCAGAAGTAATAGGTAGAGCTTTACCTGAAATGAATATAACATTTGCAGCTTCTCTTAAATATGATGCTGAAACTGATAATCTATTAGAAGCTCATAGAGATGCTAATCAAAATTCATATATTCAATTAGCAATGGCTACTCATACTCTTGCAGGTACTACACCAACAGGAAGTGCTGTCTTTAATAATGATGTTGATTTTGCTGATAGTAATGACCACGGTCTAGGCATTATATTTCATCAGGCAAAATTAATTAGTGCTTCTGTTGGAAGTGGTGATGTGGCAACTGTTGATATAGAAGCAAAAATTGTAGACCAAGGAACTAATTATATTTTAAGATTAGCAACTGGTGACACAAGCACAAACTAGTGAGGAGATTAAATGAAATATTATAAAGTTAGAAATCATTATAAACTTAGGAGAGTTGCAGACAAAGATGTGGATTTAGTTCCATCTCATTGGACAGATGTGTCTGACAAAATTAAAGGAAGACCTCACGATAAACCTAATGTTAAATTTGATAAAACTAAAAAAACAACTAAAAAAACAAAGTAAGGAAATAAATAATGGAATTTAAACTTAAATCTGGAAAGAAAATTAAGTTAAAAGATGTATCAATAGATGAAAGAGATGAAATGCTGGATGCTGTGGAATATGATTATACGGATGAGAAAGAGGTTATAGGAGTAAAAATGATGCACTCTACAATGACAAAATGGATACGTATAGGAGTTGATGGCGATACGTCTGATAAATTTCTAAAAACACTAACACTAGAGGATAGAACTGAAATATTTGGTGAAATGCAGTCTTATTTTTTAGTGGGGGAAAAGAAAGCCTCCAAGTAGAACTGACTATATTGTCTGACGGCTGTGGAGGCTGTCGATATTGTGATTTTCCATACGAAGCACAATTACCTGTAAAAACAGAAAATGGTTATGAAAAAAGAACTTTTAAATCTGTTGAGGATATTTGGGCAGTCATAGATTTGATTGCCCAAGAAACCAAAGAGTTAAATAAACAAGCAGGTAATAATTTTGATGTTTCAAAAAGTATATCATCACAAATTCCTTTTTTTGCTTGTGTAAATAAGGTTAGGGATGATAAATATTTAAAACTTTTAAATAAATATGTGTATTGTACCGAAACTAATACTCCTGCATATTCAGGAAGTTATGGTGACCAATCTTCACGATGGGTTCAATATTTTTTTATAATTAAAAACGCTTTAGCTAAGAAAGAACAAGAAATGCACGAAAAAGTAAAACGAGAGGCGAAAATAGATGGCTAACGAAGATATATTTATAAGTGTCGGCATAAAAGATAATGGATTAATAAAAGGTTTACAAGGCTTTGTAAAAGCTGTTGATAAACTTACTAAAGCTACTGATAAATTACAAAAAAAAGAAAAACAAGTAGCAGCAGCAGAAAAACAACTTATAGCTTCTAATAAACAAAAATTAGCTGTTACTAAGTCTTTAAACGCACAAAGAACAAAAGAATTTCGTGCTACTGAAAAAGCAATACAAAAAAACAAAGAAAACATAGCATCTCTTATTGAAGAATCTAGAGCACAACAAAGAGCTATGCAAACTGCGGCAGATGTTGCAAGACAAAAAGAAAAAGACCGTATAGCAACAATAAAAGGTAAAGATGCAAGACGTGCTAATGTTTTACAAATAAAAAAAGAAGAACAAGCAAATAAAAAACTTTTTGAAGCCTTAAAAAAAGATATACAAGCAAGAAGCAAACAAAACAATAGTATAAGACTAAACACAAACGCATTAAACAAAAACATTTTTTCACTTAGAGGTGTCGGTAAAGGTATTACAGACATTACTAATAAAGGAAGATTGTTAAACAATACATTTGCTACAATGCGTTCTAAATTATTGTTAGCTTCTTTTGGTTTTAGTTTAGTTGGAGCAAGTATTGGTAGAAATATAAAAGCATTTGCTGAACAAGAAGAAAGTGTATTAAGATTAGGTTTACAATTTGGCTCTCAAGCCTCTGGTCCATTAGCACAATACGCTAGTTCTCTACAAAAAGTAACAAGATTTGGTGATGAAAGTATTAATTCTGTAATGGCACAATTTGGTGCATACGGAGCTAATATTGAGCAAACTAGAGCTTTAACACAAGCTACCTTAGATTTAGCAGAAGGGCAACAAATGGACCTTAATTCTGCTGCATTATTAGTAGCAAAATCTTTTGGCTCATCTACAAACGCCCTTCAAAGATATGGAATTACAATAGATTCTTCATCTTCAAAACAAGAAAAAATCAACCAAATAATTACTCAATCAGAGAAAAAGTATGGTGGATTAGCAAAATTATTAGGAAAAATGGCTGGTTCAGAAGTTAAACAATTAGAAATGGCTTTTGGAGATTTTAGAGAAAGGTTGGGTGAAGTATTGTCCGCAGGTCTTAGACCTCTTATACAAGGGCTTACACGATTTATTGAGGCTTTAAACCCAACACACATAAGAATTATGACAGAAGCTGTTGCTTCGTTAACTGCAAGTTTTATTTTATTAAGAACAGTAGGACTTGGAGTTACTATGGTTACAGCTATTATAAAAGCTGGAAAAACTTTATCTAAATTTGCTGCAATTCAATTAGCAACAAAAGGTGTTACAGTTGGTTTAACTACAGCTGTAGTTGTTTTAAAAAGAGCATTATTAGGTCTTTCAGGTGGATTAGGAGCACTTTTAGCTATTGGAACTACTGTGGGTGTTGCTTTGTTTGAAATGTCAGGTCTTTTTAAAGAAACGGCAGAAGAAGAAGAAAGTGCTAAAGAAGAATTAGATAAATATGTTGGTTCTTTAAAAACTTTAAGAACAGAAGATGCTATGGGAGAGCTTGATAAGTTTTATCAAAAATTAATTAGTGGAAACAACTTATTAAAAATAGCAAATGTTAGTTTTGGCAAAGAAATTACTGGAACTTTATCTTCTATTTACTCTGATATTGATAAAGATGCGTTGATGAAAGATGCTAACGTACTTGTTGCGGCTGT